TCTATTAACTCATGATGAAAGATTCCGTATTGAGCGTACTTATAAGAATTTTTTACCAGATGATAATGGCATTAATAGGGATGTTAGTTTAAGAGCAGCTGGAATAGCTGAATTAGATCAAAGAATCGTTGAAGCCCCAGCTTGGTGGACTCAATCACGTAATGGCCGTGATTTAATTGATTCTCAGCCAATTTATGACTTAATTGTAGCTGTTAACGAAAAGTATGAAGAGTGGAAAATAGAACTTAATAAAACTGTAGAAAGTGGAAATGGCAATAATCAATAATGACATTCTTAAAAGTATTAAGCTTATAGCTATAGATAACTATAGTTGTAATACTATTGAATGGTTTGTTGAACAAGCTTGCAGGTATTATTCTAAGACATATCATACTCCTTTACATATAGTTAGAGGTTTAAACCCAGTAGATGTAGTTCAGGTTTTTATGGAAGACGAATTAACTGATATGCCTCCTGAAGACGTTATAGCTATGAAAGAAAAACTAGAAGTTAAGTATCAGCCTATGCTTGACCCTGAAGCTTATGCCGAAGAAGAGCAAGAGCTTATGTCTGATGATGAATGGATTGCTCAGCAGATGTTATTAGCACAAAAACAAGAAGAAAAGCCTAAAGAAGAACTTAAAGGTCCGAGTATGGAAGATGCAGCTGCACAAGCTATGTCAGCTATGCAAAACTTATATAAACAATTGAATAAAGATATTCCTGAAGATGTCGATAGTGACATTAAATTTAATAAAGAAGATGAATAATGAGCAGTAGTGATCTAGTCAAGCAAATCATATTAAAATTCAAGAGTGAAGGTAGCGATCAAGTTAAAAAAGCTGCCGAATCTATGAGTAAATCTTTCAATTCAAAAGAAGTCGATAGATTTGTTAAGTCTATGGAGTCTTTAAATCAAAAATTTGGTAAAGCTGGCGTTGGCATGTCTACCGAAATGAAAAAAGTTACTGATTATTTTAAAGAACTTAATAATCAACAATTTGGTAAAGCTGAAAAGAATTTAGACAGATTAGGTCGTTTAATTAATAGACAGATTGAAAACCTTGATAAACTTAAACGTGAAGGTGCTTCAGCTGAAATGATTAATCAAAGGCAGGCGACTTTAAATAGATCAGCAAGTGCTTTTGAATCTTTAGCAAGTAACACTCCAGCTCCACCAGTCAGTGGAATTAGAAATGCATTAACCTCTGCTTCAGGCGGGTTAGGTGGTAGATTTGCCGCTGGTGTTGGTGCTTTAAATATAGCAGGATCAGTTTTAGGTGGAATAAGTACTGCTGCTGGCATGTATAAACAATATCAAATGCAAGAAATACAAAATAGAGTTACCGTAGCTGATAGATTTAAGCAGCAAGCTTTTGATGTATTTAACGGCAATCTAGAAAGAGCCACTTTATATTCAGATCCTAAAAGAGCAGCTAAAATTCAAGAAAGATCGGCAAGTTTAAATAAATGGTCCGATATAGGAATGGGAGCAGCTGGTATTGGTGGCGGTATTGGATTAGCAGCTGGTGGTTTAGCTATGGCAGCTGGTGGTTTAGCTATGGCTCCATTGACTGCAGCACTTGCAGGTGGTTACGGTTTATACAAAGGCATTGAGTATTTTAGGGGTGGAGGTAGAGAAGCCCAGCAAGTTCAAAATACTACAGCTGCAGAAACTGAAGCCAAGGCTTCTACTTTAGACACTGAATATTATAATTACGCTGCCCAAAGAGCTCCTCAAAGATATGAATATCAACGTAAATTACAAATGGGTGATCGTCAAGCTTTAGATTTTAGAAGAAGTATGCGTGATTCTGGAATTCTAGATGAAGGCCAGATGGCTTCTGTTGCTATGAACTTTAGAGGATTCGGAACTAACAATGCATCCAATATGGGTATGCGAGCTGCGAGTATGGCTAAAGAATTTGGTCAAGACGTTAATCAAACATCAGCGATGTTAAGTCAAGTAGCTTTAAGTAATAAAGGTGGAGCAAAAGCTGCATCAGATGATTTAAGTCGTTTATTTAAAGAAGCGGTTAAATCAGGGATAGAAGACTCTGCGCTAATAGAAGAATATCAAAAACAAACAGCAGCTACAATGGATTTATTTAAAGGTAAGATGGGCGCAGGAGAAGCTTCTGAAGCTTTTAATAAATATTTAGTTGGAACTGATTCTAGAGCTATTGATGCTGCTAGGACTTCAATGGCTACATCTGGAAGGACTCTTTCTGGTGTCTCACCTTTAATGCAAGCTAAAAAAACAGCAGGACTTTTAGAGCTTGCAGGTAATGACTATTTAACTTTTCAAACTTTAAATAACCTATCTCCTTCTCAGCTTAATAATCTGTCAAAGGAACAGCTTCTATCATATGGAGTGAAAGAAAAAGATCTTCATTTATATAAAGATCTTAAAAAAAGTCAAGCAGAAGGAACATGGAACTCCTTTTCAGCTCCAGGTTCAGTGCAGGAAATAATAGACAGGTCAAAAAAGAACGGTATAATGACTGCCGGGGATAGAGATAAGTTTCTCACAGGATCAGGTGAAAATGCAGCTAATATGAGTGAGGCTGATAAGGCGGCAAGAATTCAAGAATTATTAACAAGTGCTGGCATAACTGGCATTTCTTTAGGTGGAACAAATAAACCTGGTAACTTAGGAAAAGTTTTAGGTGGAATTAATGCTAATACAACTGGGATTGACGCTGGTCAGATGGTTGGCAAGGCAGCATCTGGGGGAAATATTCAAGACACTAAAGCTCAAGAGTATCTTGAAAAAAATATGGAAGCTATCTTAACTGTGTTTCAGGCTCAAAGTGAGCAGGTTATGAAAAGCGTTGATTCTGGTGAAATCAGTAAATCTATCAGTGGGATTGCTGATGCTGCTGATAAAATCAGAGATGCCATGCTAAAAGCAGCTGGAACTATAAGTGGTGATAAATTTGATTCAAATGTTCCTCAGTCTTCATCTAATAAAGGTGGTCAGTAATGGTTAAGCCTACTCAAAAAACTGAAGCAAAGCCAGAGAATTCATTAAATATTTCAATGAATTCTCCTGATAGCCATCAGTCTACAGCTAATTACGTCATCTGTTTCATGCCTTTTAAGAATAGAGACCTATTCTATACTAAAGACAAGTACAAGGATAAAGCTGGAACGGCTCTTGCAATTAAAGAGCCAATAATTGTTGTTAATGACGCTGCAAGAATTACAATATCTAACAATAAAGGAAGTCCAACAGATTCAGCTGAAGTCGTACTTATGTCTGGTGATCAAAATTACTCCAGCTCTTTAGCTCCAGGCGATCATGCAATGATCTGGTTGATGAATGACAAAACAACCTTCGATACTGTTTCTAATAAAGTTTTAGGTAAAGCAAATGGTGTTAATACTTTAGACAGTGGATTAAAATTTATAGGTCGAGTTGTTTCTGTAAGACAAATGCTAAGCACAGATCCTTCTACTGGAACTCAAACCTATAGACATTTAGTTACTTTAGGTGGATTTACTGAATTACAAACTCAGATATACTTTAATGAACTTCTAAGCCCTCAGTCTGATACTTCAGGTAGTGCTTTAAGTTGGTTCGTTCAAGTAAGTGAGCAATATAAAGCCTTATTTAAGGATTTAAAAAATAACGGTAGAATGACTACTGAATCAGTCATTAGATTCTACTTAAATGTATTTATGGGAGATGGCCCTAAAGATAGGGCAAAACAAGTAGATGCTAGTCTAACTCAAACACCAAATGCCTCTTTTTTAATTCCTACGCAACTTGCAAAATATCTAAATATAACTAAAAAAGAAGATAAGTCTGTTGGTATTAAGTATGCAGACGTTTTACATAGAATAATGGGAATTCAGAAATACAATCCGCAAGAGATGTTTCCTAGTAATATTAAAAAAACAGGGACAGCTAATGAATTTAATCTTGATGAGTTAAAAGGTGGAGCATTAACAACTCCAGGTAATTTTAATAATATAACACTATGGTCTCTCTTAACTAATCATAGCAATCCTTCGTTAAATGAAATTTATACAACTTTAAAGTATATTCCATCAAAAAACGGCATATACCCAACAATAACTCTTAGAGAGATGCCATTTACTTCTGATAAAATAGACTTAAAAGACAATACAGCTACTAAATATAGCTCTCTTCCAAGATGGAAAATAGATGACAAATATCCAATAATGAATTACAATATCGGAACTTCAGATGCAGAAAGATTTAATTTTATGCAGATATATAGTAATTCTATCAGCACAGGGGATGTTCAAAAAGATCAACAGGTGCAAGTAGTACTAGGTAATATAGGGTTAGATGATGCTGATATACTAAGATCAGGTCCAAGAATCCACAGCTCTACAAGCGATGTAGATGCTAAGCTTGGTGAAAAAGGATGGGACGCTTCAGGAACTAATCTTTGGGCTAAGCTAATAACCGATTGGTTTATCAATGGACATTTAAAAATGAATGGAACTATGACAGTAGCAGGAATACAGCAACCTATATGTATAGGTGATAATTTACAATTTGATAATAAAGTGTTTCATATTGAAGGTATTGTTCATAATTTTGAAGTAGCTGCTGGTAGTGGTAAAAAGAACTTTACTACAACACTAGCCTTAAGTCATGGATACTATGTAAATGGAAATAAACTTGACTATATGTCTTCTCAATCAACTGTTAGGGAATATCAGCCAGATAAACTATTACCTGGGTATTCAGACAGTGAACTATATGTAAATGATGCTTTTATCGAATCTCAAGTTAATTCTGATCAATTAGAAAATCAAATGTTCCCAGATGCAACGGCTATTAATGAAAAAGTTAAAAAAGTAATAGACGAAAAGAAAGCTTTACTTAAAGCTAAAGCTCAAAAAGCTATTAATTCAATAGGTGAATCGTGAAAATACAAAAAGACGGATCGGTAATACAATCAACACTTAGTTCACAAGGCAGCACTCCAGCTAGTCAAGTGTACAGGATGGACTTTGCTTTAAAAAAAGGCGTTGTTACTCAGATATACTACACAGAAGATCCAAATAATAAAACTAAACAGTTTATTGAGTATGATGTTGTAACTATTGAAGAAAGAGCCGATGGTGGCAATTCTACAGTTACCTACTCTAGATGTCAAACTATGGATAGATTCGGCACTGTAAATAACTTTGAACATTATACACTACAGCCTAACACTAAAAAAGATGGCGCTAACTACACTAAAGGCGCTCAAGTTCTTTTATTGGCCATAAACGGTAATGCTTCAGGCGGTAGAGGTATTATTGTTGGTGGCTTATCATATCCTTATGCTAAGAAATCAACTAAAGATGACGGTCAATTCTATGAATGGCAATTCAATGGAATGAATGTAAAAGTAGATAAAGACGGTCAATACACTATGACTTTTAATAGTCCTATTGATGTTGACGGTAAAAAGAAAGACTCTAAAGCAGCTGGTACTATATTCCAGATATTCAAAGACGGTAAGCTTAAAATCTCAGATAATGAAAAGCAATCATGGGAAATAGACAGGGTTAACCAAAAGTCTACATGGGGTAATGGTGCCGATTCTATAGTTATTGATAAGAAGAATAAAAAGATAGACCTAACTTCTACTGGTACAACTTCAGAAACTATAGCTAAGTCTAAAGATATTAATATTAAAGAAAAAGATCACTCGATATCAACTAAGTCTGGCAGTATCAATGAAAAAGCTGGCAAGGATATTAATGAAGATGCTAAGGCAAATATAGTTAATAAAGCTGGTGCTAATTGGACTATTAATGCTGGAGGCAATGCCACAATAAAAGCTGGTGGCAATCTGACTATGACTGGCGGAGGAACTGCTCAATTAAAGGGTACTTTAAATCTAATTGGCGATGGTTCTGTTCCTGCGGCAGGTGTTGGTATTAGTCAATGTATAGGCACAGGCAACAAAGGATTCCCAGTTATATCACAAATTATCAGCGGAAGCGCAACAGTTTTAATTGGAAGTTAATATATGGCAATAACATTTACAGCAGCAGAAAGACTCGCAATTACTCGTCGTCAATTAAGAATTGACTTGGAGAACGAAGGTTTCCAAAAATCTTCCGATTCTTTTAATACTCAACAGGCTGCCTTATTGCAAGTTGATGTTAGTAATAGTAAATTTTATGACTACTACAATACTATCTGCCAAGGTTATGAAAATGAAGCTAGGCAGATGAATGGCGGAATCCCAGACACTTACTCTGCAGGGGATGTCACTGCAGCTGGTCAAAATCCAGCTCAAGAACCTTTTTATCCAATTAATCCAGATCCAGCTTACATAAGAAACATTCCTTTAATTGCAGATGCAGCTTTTACTAATAATAAAGTAAAAGGTTATTTCCATACAACTGGAGCTGACTCTAGGTATGAACAAAACATATTAACAAATGTGGCCAGCCCGACCCAAGGACTAACTCAAGTTATTAATTGGCTTTTAAATGGTATAACGGCAAGTCCTTCTGCGAGTACAACAACTCAAAACCCTAATAACACTATTGCTGCTGGTACTGTAACAAATGTGAATCTTGATGTTGTTAGTTCTGCAAATTTTGTAGCGGGTCAAACTATTTACATAAGACAAGGTTCAGCTAGTGGCATTTATAAAGTAGCAAGTATTCCAGATGGAGCACATATTAATGTTAGCAGTATACTTCCATCAGCAATTGGCTTCACTGGACCAGGATCAAGCATCAGCAATACTGTTGCTGGGTTTACCAATACAGAAAGAAATACTTTAACTTCAGGCTCATACCAAGAAATTTTAACTAGCTTAACTACCATTATTCCTGCATTAGTTCTTGAATGGGAAAGTAAAATAGATTCTCAGATTACTATTATTCCTACTAATAATGAAGATAGAGCTACTCAAGTTAGTCAACTAGCTACAGCTTTAGCTGATGTAAATAATACAAAATCAATTATAGATACATGGCAGGCTCTATCTAATACAGGTGCTAGTGGTAAATATGTAAACACTGGGATTAATCCGATATCGGCTGAAATCACAGCAAGACAGTCTTTTATAACTACTAGACTATCGCAGATAACAACAGCTTTAGGTGGAACTTCTTCTAATGCGCTATCTCAATCTGGCAATACATATTCAACTTCTTCTGCTGGTAATCCATATTACAATAGATACAAATGGTTAAATATTCGTATAAATAGAATGACTGGTTCATTAAGAAGGTATTATTCTAGTAACGATGCTAAGGGTGCTGTTGACCAAATGAAAAATGACAATTTAGCTATCAAAGCTGAATATGCAGCTTACTTTAATACTAAAGCAGTTATATTCAACGATGGCTCAGATATTATCCATGTAAAAGATACAACAGGTTTGTCTAATGGGAATACGGTTACTGTAGTTTCTGAAACTCAACCAGAAATTACCAGAACTATTTCCCAATTAATGGGTACAACTCAAGTTAAACTTAACGCTCCAGTTCCTGAAACTTACACTATTGCAGATATAGCAAGAGTCTTTAAAACTTTATAGGTGAAAAATGGCTAATAATTTTATGAATAAAATCGAAGGCGCTGGGGCAGAAAAACTTAAGAAATTAAGTGAAAAAATCCCCAATCAAACTTCTACTAAACCCAGTAATGGCAGTATTGACAGTTCAGCTAAAGCTATCGTGGAATTGTTTAATAAAAACAATGGGAAAAATTCCATTCTTTTGCGGGGTCTTGATCTAGATAAGATCCAAGCTTCAAACTGGACTGCTATATATCCTTATAGATTCATATTATACACAGTTTCTGGTGATGGCGGCACTACTAATTATAAGGAAGTAACTTCAGTAACTTTACCTATAACACCTCAAGATCTTCAAATCACTACACAATTTGCTTCTCAAGTATCTGCTGCAAGCCGTGGAGTGCTGGAAGAAAATAACGGTATTGTATTTAAAAATATAAACTTTAATGCTACTACTGGAATACTAACTAATAGAGGAGTTTTTAATCAAGAGACTGTAGCTAAAACTAATATGCAAACTATCTTTGCTGGAACAATTGCTGCAGTGGATAATGTCAGAAGTGCAGTTGCCAGTATCTTTCCTAAAGCTCAAGCTGCCCTACCTTTAACTCCAACTAATGATTTAGTTTTTACTGGATATTATCAGTATCACTTGGTACGTGCTTTTCTTGAAATGTATGCACATCTTAAGTCTCAAGCTAATGGTAGAGGGTATAGATTAGGATTTGAAACTGGTAAAGATAGGGTTATTTATTTAATTACACCACAGGCTTTTACTAGTAAGAAATCAGCAGCTAATCCAATGGAAATAACTTATTCATTTGGCTGTACCGCATGGGGAACTGTACCAGAACAGTCGGGAAGTAAAGCGCAAGCAAGTAGTCAAATTATTGGTAACAATATTAATCAAATTCAAAAGATATTAAATGGATTAAATAAATCCAGAACTGTATTCCAAAGTCTTAATGATGTTATCCGTGGAGTTAAAGCTGATTACGATGCTAATATTATAGGTCCAATGAATAATATTATTCTCACGGTAAAAGAAGCGTTAGACATACCTAAAAATATAGCTGATTTTCCTGACGATATCAATGCTTCTACTATTACAACTATAGTTTCCACTACCAATAAGTCTATCACTGATTTTATAGGTGCTGACTTATTAAGACAGTTCAAGGAAGCTCAAGACGCAGCCTTACCTGAAGTAAATCCAATTAAAGATGTTCCAGGTGGTAAGAAACCAAATCTACCAAAGGGTGGTCCGAAGTCTGGTAATTCATGGTTCAGTGGTTCTGGATGGGGTTCTTTTTGGTACAATGTAGCTAACAGCGTACCCGTAAATGCAATCCCTACAACTCCAGAACAGCAAGCTGCAATGGAAGATGCTGTTGCAAATGCATTTCTTACCACTACAAACAGTCGTTTAGTTACATTTATAGAGGATCTTGAGCAGATGTCGGCGGCTTTAGAAGCACAGGCTTTATCTCAAGGAGTTGATTCTCCTGCTTGGGATATTCTATATGCTACTTATGATACCATTGATAATACATATTCTTTACTGTCTGATAATTTTTATGGGACTCATACTGTTGGCGAACAACAAGGCGGTGCTAACCCATTATTAGATTTTTATCAAGGATATGCTGCTTCAGGCGGTATAAATTTTACAAAAACAAACTCTAAGTTTTCTATCCCATTTCCTTTTAGAGTTACTTTAGAGTGGTTAGCTCAAAGATACTTAGGGGATGCAACCAGATGGATTGAAATCGCTGCTGTGAATAATTTACAGTCTCCTTACATTGATGAGGATGGTTTTTATTATGAATTTCTTACAAACGGTAATGACAGACAGTTTAATATTAACTCTAGTAAGAACTTATTTGTCAGTCAGTCTATATGGATTATGTCAAACAATAAGACAATCCAGAAAAGAACCATTAAATCTATACAAAAGATCACTGACAGTAACTTCATTATAACAGTAGACGGGGATAATAACTTAAGTGAATATAAATCTGCAGATAAAGCTAAAATGAAAGCTTTCTTACCGAATACGGTAAATAGTCAGAAACTTATTTATATACCAATAGACGCTCCATCAAACTTAGATAGTGTTCAGACTAAACCCATTACTTTCATTGATGAGACTCCTGAAATGTTAGCCATGTCTAAAATAGATTTACTACTTGATCAAAACGGTGATTTAGCTGTAACTCAAGACGGGTTTCAGAACTTAGCCTATGGTAAACAAAACCTTATTCAAGCAGCTACTCTTAAGCTCAAGACTGTTGCAGGATCTTTATTACTTCACCCTACCTTTGGCGCTGGTCAAGATGTTGGAGACTCAGAAGCTGATTTTACTATAGATACCTTAATCAACGGTATCAAGGATAGTTTTGCTGATGATGCCAGGTTTGAATCTGTAGATAATATTGAGATACAACAGCAGCCTGGAGTTTTGAGTATTAAGGTGTTCTTAACTGCTGCTGATAATCAAGGTATAGTTCCTGTAGAATTTACAGTACAACAATAATTGTAAAATTAGCACTTACTAATATCTTTATTCTTTAATAAAATCAATAGTTTATCTGTAAAACTTAATATTCTTTTATCCCCTCCTAGATCTCATCTATATAGACAATAACAGGACTTATGAAACCTTGCACAAAATGTAAAATTATTAAAGATTTATCCGATTTTTATAGAGATAGAAAAGTAAAATCTGGTAGAGCTGCATCTTGCAAAAAATGTCAAGATAAGGTGAGAGCTGCTAATTATGTTAAAAATAAAGATCGTGAACTTGCTAAAAGACGTGAATGGGAAAAGAAAAATAGAAAAAGGCTTACAGAGAATTATATGAATAGACGCAGAGCCTGCCCCAAACTAAGAATTAAAACAAATTTAAGAAGGCGGCTTCATAAAATTATTGAAGGTTCAGTTAAAGGTGGCTCAGCAGTAGCTGACCTTGGATGCTCTGTAGAACAATTAAAAATTTATCTAGAATCCAAATTCCAAGAAGGAATGACTTGGGAAACCTACGGCAATCGTGGCTGGCATATAGATCATATCGTTCCATTAAGTTCTTTTGATTTAACTGATAAAGAGCAGCTTTTAAAAGCTTGCCATTATACAAATCTCCAGCCATTGTGGTGGAGAGATAATATTAAAAAAAGCAATAAGGTAGTGTAATCATGTCGTTGCCTGTACCTCGCAGTTTTCAACAGTTTCTTAAAGCTATGATCCAAACTTATGTTTTTAAGTCTGGTGTTACTGATATTAACAAAGGTTCAGCTAACAGATCTCTTATTGAAGCTGCAGCTCTATCTGATTATAAAATTCAAGGTGACATAATGTCAGCCCTTGCTTCTGTTGATATAGACAGAGCTACAAATGCCGACTTAGACAGAATCGGTTTTAGTAAAGGTGTTTCAAGAACTCAAGCTAGAGAATCTAACGGTGTTATCACTATCTATCAGAAATCATTGATTAAAATAGCAACTAAAGTGTACCAAGGTACTGCAGCTCCTCCAGCTGGATCTGTTACATTAAACATAGCTGATGCTGCTAATTTACCTGCAGCTGGATCTATATATATCGGTCGTGGAACTAATAATCTTGAAGGTCCAATTAGTTATACATCTATTACTTCATTAGGTTCTTATTATCAATTAGCGTTATCTTCTCCTACCACTAAAAATCATAATACAGGGGAAGCGGTCGTTCTAGCTCAAGGTGGCAATAGAGTTATCCCTGCTGGGTCTTCTGTTCAAACTAAATCTACTTTAACTTCTGAGTCTGTCACTTTTAGAACTATTAATTCTGTTACTTTACTTGACGGTGAAGTAGAGATAAAAGACGTTCCAGTTATCTGTACTAAAATTGGTACAGCTGGTAACGTATCTTCTCAGTCTATTGTAGAATTTACAAGCGAGCCTTTCCCTAATGCTGCAGCTATCAATCCATTAGCTTTTGTTTCTGGTCGTGATATTATGGCTGACGCTGATTATCGTGAACTAATTAAAAAGACTGAACAATCTAGAGTTAAAGGTACTGATCTTGCTATCATCCAAGCTTCTATCGGAGTTCAATCAACTGATGACAATAAAACAGTTACTTCAGCTGAAATAAGAAAACCTGCTAGTAGAACTGAACCCTCAATTCTATTCATAGACGACTCTACTGGCTATCAGCCTATATTTAGCGGTCAAGGATTTGAACAGATCATTGATGATGCTAATGGTGGCGAAAAATTCTTGCAGCTTCAAAAAGAAGATCTAACTAAAGCGAGTATTGTTTGTAGTTTAGAAGCTCCTTTTGCTGTTACAGGCGGAATGACTCTGTCTGTTAAAATTGGTGGATTGTTAAGTGAACATATGTTTGCAACCGCTGATTTTGCTACTGATGGTTCAGCTGATACATTTGAAGTAGTTAATTCTATTAATAATAATCCTAATCTTACTTTTAGTGCCAGAGCTTATAATAATAGTAAGCAGTTTGTAATATTTGCAAAAGCTTTTAGTTCTGAAGATATTCAAGTGTCAACTCCAAGTTCAGGTGTAGATGCTAATGATTATTTTGGATTTGCTAAAAACATTACGTATACATTAAGACTTTATAAGAATGACAATCTTTTATACAAAGATGGTATTACTCCTACTATATATTCTAATGCACAAAATGTATGGAACAATTCTATTACAGATGGGTCAACTCTTAAGGTTAAAGTAGACCAAACAGGAACTCAAGCTATTACTATAAACAACGTAGACTTTGTTCCTTATGGATACGCTACAGTAAACAAAGATAATTCATTAGCTTCATGGGCTTCTGTATTAAACAATAAACTTGCAGGGGTTACCGTAACTGTTGAAGGTAATAAGCTTAAAATGGTTTCTAATAAAGGAGCTAATAGCTCAGCTCGTTTAGAAATCACGACAGATAATGTCGCTAATTCATTATCTATTGGTGACAATATGTTTGAACAACAGGCTGTAACTGGACTAACGTCTGATTACGCATTGAATCAATCTACTGGTCAAATTCAATTAGCTAGTCCAGCCGTAGCTGATGATGTGTTTACTGCAGGTTCTAAGTTTACTCGCGGATTTATTGACTCATCTATTTTTTCTTCTGGTTCTGTTACATTAGGATCATACCCTATCCCTAAATTATACGTTATAGTTGATGCAGCTGCTCAGAAAAGAAATGTTTCGTTATCTAGTTCAGTTACAGTAACTATTACTAATCCTTCTGCTGGAATAGGTAGATATACATTTTCTGTATCTGGAGTTATCTCAGGTGTACAAAAAGATGATCTTGTAGTTATTACAGACGATGCTGCTTTAAATCCAGGCAACATAGGGTCTTTTAGGGTTAGTGCAGTTGACGGAGCTGGTACATGGTTTGAAGTGGCCAATACAATAGCAACTCCTGAAGGGCCAATAGCTTTAACTGGCGCTAATGATTTTACTTTCATTAATTCTCCAAATGGAGAGGTTCAGTCAGTTAATTTACCTGTTGGATTACAAACACTTACGGCACTTGCCAACACTATTAAAACATTACAGGGGTTAACGGCTGAAGTTGTTAGTGGTAAGAAAATACGCATATCTACTTTATCTTTTGACAATGCATCTGGCAGTATATATTTAGCTGCTCAAAACATTAACGCATCTACTTTAGGTTTTACAGTAGGAACTTATGATAGTTCAGAAATAAGCCATACAGCGTTTAATGATAGCCAATCAGACCTTACTTTTACTGAATTTTATCATGATAAGTTTACTGTAGGAGACGGATCTAGTCCTTATGATACCGTTCAAACCTTACAAAGTATCTTAGCTTTTGGATATAATCAAAATAATAAAATCTCTTTCCTTAATCCTTATGGAGTTAATATATCTTCAAATAGGAAGCTTTCTGCTGATACTATAAGCGTTAATGGAACCAATCTTTTACTGAGAAGCTCTGCTAAGTTACATGAAATAATCGCTGATGATAGATATTATTTAAGTGTACCTTTTAATTTTAATGCTTTAGATAATATGGTTGTGATATTAGATAATGATACTGTTAATAAAACATTTAATATTAAAATGGGTAGAAAAGCTAAAGTATACTCTTCTCCTAATGCATCTACATTAATTGCTTATGATACAGACTTTAGTCCTACAGCTAACTTTCCTTCAGGATTTGGAAACAACTTTGACTTTAAAGATTTTAAAGTTCATTTAAAAGCTAGACAGATATTTGATCCAGCTAATGCAAATAATAAAATGATGGTAAGATCTGCTAGTTATGGACCTACTGGTAACAAAACTAATGTAGGTATTTATTATCCTCAAACCGAATCATCAGCTGTAAGTCATGCAGTTACAGTTAATGATGTAACAGAATTCAAGATTATTCTTGCTTCAGGTGCTTTACGTACTGGTGGAACATGGGATGCTACTACTCAATTCGATGTAACTGCCCATCCTGCTTCTATTTATCGTTATACATGGAATAGCTTCGGTACAGCTCCTAATTTCTTAACAGCTGCTATTGTAGTTGGCGATATTGTAAATATTTCAAGTGCAAGCACATTTAATTCAGGTAATACTGGTATATTTAAGATTATAGCTATAACTAATAATTATTTTGAAGTTTATAATTACGGTTCTGCTTTAGCAGAAAACAATAAGACTTTAAATACAGTTAGTTCGTTAAAGTTCTTTCCATTAGATGACGTATCAAATACAGCGAGCCTAGTTGAAACCTATATTAACGGTAATGCAGAAGCTTCTGAATATATCACAATAGCACAAATGGAAACTGGTGCTGGTATAATAAACAGTTCTACGCTAGATGATAGTTCTGGATCAGATGTTTCTCTTTCTTTAATAGACGGTGAAAACTGGGTAAGCTCTTCTAACATAGGTACTACAATCACTCCTGTTAATCAGTTTACATTAAAAGTACCTTTAACTATATTTGCAGCTGATTTATTAAATGAAGAGTTCTATTTAATTCCTACAAGATCTGAACAATTAAATAGATTCTTTAATAAGTTTGCAGTAACTGGACTTTCGTCTTTAGGCAATATCTCCTTATCAGAAGATGCTAAATCTTTACAAATATACAGCACTTTATTCGGTTCAAGCGGTAAAGTATTTGTAACTGGTGGATCTGGTAACTCAACTAACGGTGCCGTTGTTGACTCTGCTGCCGTAGTCAATACAGACTATATTAAGTTTGCGATATCTAAAGCTTCAGCTACTGGACTACATGCTGGTCAATGGGTAAAGGTAGCTAATACCGATACTATTGCAAGAGATACTAAGTTCAAAGCGACCACTCAAATGGATTGGGACACTACAGCTCCAGTAGTTGATCAATCTACTATAACTTTAACTAATAGTGATTCTTCAAACGTATATCAAAATGGTTACTTTTGGACTAAGAAATATCACAGAGCTGATTCGACTACAAAAGTAAGATTAGAAAAGCAAGGTAAGTTTATAGCTTTAAGTTGGACTGGAACTGGGACCCAACCTAAGTTTACAGAGTCTTTAAATATATCAAATGTAGCGAGAACTTCTGGAGTATCTACAATTACAACTAGTGTTTCCCATGGTATTCCTGTGACTCAATCAATGGAAATTACTGTAAATAATTGTTCTAATTCATCTTTTGATGGGATTTATAGGGCAACAGCAACATCAACCACTCAATTACAATTTAGACAAGATTCATTAAGTAATGTAGTTTCTGGAGCTGCTACTGGTAATATATTTAAAAAAGTAAGAAAAACTGATAGAGTTGTATTGGGTACAGACTTTAATGTAGCTAATCGTGGTGAATATTCTATCGTTGGAGTTTATAGTAATACTACTATTTACTTTGAAAATCCAAATGCTATTGAAGAAGATGTCACTCTATCTTCAAATGCTAATATAACTATATATGACTATGATTCAGTAAGAGCAGGGGATGTATTCTCTGTAGGCTCATCTGTACTCGATGCCGTCTCTCCATATGAATCACATATGGGTTCTTTTGTTGTTAGTAGTTTAACCGCTAATGAAAACGAATTAGTTATTGCTTGTTCTTTAGGTCAAGATGTTACTGGAGTTACATTAGGATCTGATTTTAATAATGTAAGAGTTATCGAAGAAACTCCATTTAATATGTATGGCAAGATTGCTAACATAGGCTTAAGTCCAGCTAATATTAACAATACAGACGTTGTCCTTGAGGGAATTGAACTACCTTCCAAGATTACCCCTTCAGCTGGTACTAGTATAAGTGCAGTATCTAAATTAGGTTTTAGTACTGATGTTAATACAGGTGAAGACTCTTACAAATATTATGGTGGATTAATTTCAGCTGTTGGTCAAAAGATCAGAGGTAAGTCTTCTGATCCTATCACCTACCCTGGGGTGGCGGCAGCTGGTTCATATATTATTCCAGATGCAGCATTACCAAAACGTATTCAGTTATCTATTGTTATTAGAAATAGAACTGGTACTCCATTTAACGTAGTTAAGTCAAGAGTTCAATCTTCTGTAGCTGCTTATGTTAATTCTGTTGGTGTTGGTAGATCTGTAATATTTTCAGAGATAGTTGTTTCTGCTCAATCAATTGATGGAGTTCAAGCTGTAGCTATTTCATCCCCTACTTATAATGCAAGCAATGATCAAATCATAAGTCAACCTGATGAGAAGCCATTGATCTTTAATATAGACACTGATATTATCGTATCGCAAGCAACTTAAGGTAAACATGAAAAAACCACGTAAGATAACTACTCCAACTCCTGCAGATAAAATACATCATCGTATATCTGACAATCAAGCAGGATTAGTTGAATGTAACCTATCTAGAAAAGAATGGGACTTTAGTACTAAAGATTCTTGGGTTAATTATCAAGAACACTTAGTTAATGGTTATAATTCTTGGCATTTATTGAATAAGGCAGTGACCTTTGAAGATTAAAATATTCCATCAACATATGACTGGTTATAATCAAGGTCAAAGACTGGTAGACCCTAAAGCTCAAGGTATGAAAACTTACAGAGTTAATCATGGATTCAGCGAATTAAGTGAGACTGCTTCTGAATGGCTCTATTTAAACAATAGAGGTTCTAGAATTAGTAAATGTCAAAAGTTTCTTAATAAGAGGCTATATGGACGTTAAGATTAAAACATATGCAGCTTTATATGAAGAAAATGCTTTTTATGAGCAAATAGAAAACTATGGCGGCCATGATTGGGCTGATGGTACTGTTCTAGGCTGGGGTTTTCAGCTTAATAAACAAGATCATATGGTTAATGTATGTAAAGATACTAAACTAAATAGAGCTTCTCATTTAATACATAAAACTGGTAGTAATAGGTCATATAAAAAATGAAAAAGAACTTTAATAAACTTACTATTACAAATCAATATAATACTAAGAATCATCTTAATCGTAAACTTAGCAAAGTTAATACTTATAATCAAAACAGAACTTTAGCAGATTTCTTTGGATTGGTTTCAACTGCCGTTGATAGTAATTATGATAAGGCTCACAGTCATGACCATAATATTAATAAAAAGTTTGGACAACAACAAAGACTTCAAAGATTTTATCGTTTAACTAAAAAGTATGGAATAAAAGAAGATGGCAGATAATCCTACAACATTTCAAAGACTTAGGGCTTTATTAAATAAAGCCATCAAAGGTAAGTTTACTAATGCTTTACTTGAATCATTAGCAGTAGGGGATGAGTTTAACGAACAAAACATTTTAGCGATGAAAGACAATCTTTTTGTTGCTACTGCCGAAAAGAGATTCTTAGATAAATTACTTGCATCTATGGGAGTTATTAGACCGCCTGGTGTGGGGATTGATGATGATTCATTTAGAAATCTAGCCATATCTACAACAAACAATCAGTTAGTTTCCAATATATTCTTAGAAGTACTAGAGTTGTTTTACGGTGAAGACGCAGTTAAAGCAAACGTATTGGCTAGTAGTGAAGAAACTTATGTACTAACTGATGGTATGGATATCTACATTAAACAAGATGGTAAAGATATCCCATTAAGAGTTGAATTTAAAACAAGTGACTTTGAAAATATTGCAACAGCATCAGCCATTGAAATTGCTTCTATTATATCAAGAGAAGCTGTTAAGGGTGGTTACACTTTATACGCTACAGATTACTTAGATGCTGCAGCTGGTAAAACATATCTTCAATTATATTCTGGAACTAAAGGTCCAAAATCAGCTATATCTGTAGTTGGTGGATCTGCTCAGAATATCTTTAGATTTCCTACACTTAAACCTACTACTCAAATAGCTGGAACTCAGTTTACTGTAACTGTTGAAGGTGGATCTGTAAGATATACATGGTCTGGTGGAGCCGACCCAGGGCTACAGAACATAGACGTAGGTGATTACGTAAATCTTAAATATACTCCATTCCCATATGAACAATCAGGTTCTTTTGTTATTACCAAAGTAGTTCCTGATGTTGTTAGTTCAGGTTATTTTGAAGTTAATAATCCGATAGTTCAAACTGGTGGAGTTGTTGTATTAGCCAATGTTGATGATTTAAGAGTATTTGCTCCTAAACGTAATACATTAAATGACTTAACTAGATTTGCTACATTATATGAAGTAAATCCTTATGAAGTTGTTATCTATTTACCTGCTACTACTAAGATAGTTAAACGTGAGCTGATCGGTGGATGGCATGCTCATGTAAATAGTGCAAATAAATCTTTTGCAGGATCTTATTTATTTAATCCTAAATCTGGTTTTTCTATAAGCAAAGAGGCTGTTACAGCTAGTCAAGCTATAAATGCAGGTCAAGTATATACTGTTATATCAGCCACTTCCCCTACTACTGCATTCCCTGATGAAATTGGCTTTGTCGTATTAGATTATGGAACTTCAAATCAAGAAGGTCCAATTAGATATTTAGGTCGTCCATCTAATAATACTTTATTACTTGATGCATCTTATACATTTAAAAAGACTCACGTTAATGCAGATGTTACTTTGGTTAGAAGCGTTAAACCTTATACTCCAACAGTTGACGGAAGTGATTATCCTACATATTTAACTGGAACTATCAAAGGTAGAGTTGAAGCTGAAAGTTTAGCTAATAAATTAGTAGCCGCTGGTGTGTTTCTAAATATAATAGTTGTCTACCCTAAAGGCCCTGGTCTGAATTCAGTTGAAGCTATTTATGCAGAGGATCAAACGTAATGAAGCCCTATAAGAAAGCTTTTCAGAAACTTTATCAATTCCTAGATATCAAACCTTTTGGTAAATGGAAAAGAGCTTTAAAGGGTAAAGAGCGAATGGACAATAAGAAAGAGATTCGCAAGCAAGTTAAGGATATGAATGAGTCAAAATAGTATTATTACAGGTGCAGCTATTAGATTATTAGTAAACGGTAAAGTTATTGGTGTTGGTACGTCTATCAATTATCAAAGAGATCAGGGGATTAAGCCTATATATGGTATTGATATCGCTGTACCTCAAGAACTTGCTATTACTGGTCCTTATATGGTTAGGGGTTCTATTAATGGACTTAGAACTAGAGAGACTGGTGGATTTGATGGATTACAAGTGGTTAATGCATCTACTTTAGCTGATTATTTCAATCAAAAGTATTGCGTAATAGAACTTGTTGATCGTAAAACTGGTATAACTATAGCTAAAATAGATAAGGTTATGTTTAATTCTGATAGTATGCAAGTAAGTGCAAGGGCTGTCACAACTATAACAGCTTCATTCATTGGAACCTTTTTATCTACTGAAATCAGCCAAAAATCTGGTGGATAATGCTTAATAATATCAATAATTTATCTCATAAACTTAATATTAGCAGGAACCCCTCCTTTCTCGTAATTTATCTAAAATAAAAGAGTTATATGAAATTTATTATATATGGTCTAATTGATCCTAGAACTAAAGAATTAAGATATATTGGAATGAGTTCTACTGGTCTTAAACGTCCTAAGACTCATTTAAATCCGTCTACGTACAATAAATCTAATACTTATGTGTATTGCTGGATTAAAAGTCTTGTAAAAGAAAATTTACAGCCAGAAATTATGGTAATAGACGAGTGTTCTAGTTATATAGAATTACAAGATTTAGAAATATTTTATATAAATTACTTTAAAGCTATAGGATGTAAGTTAACTAACCTAAGAGAAGGCGGCTTAGGTGGTAAATATGGAGAAAAGCAGGCTCCTGAAATAATTGCCAAAAGAAATGCTACTAAAAAATCAAATAACAAATTGCCACATAAAATGTCTGAAGAGTCTAGATTAAAAATAAGTTTAATTCAAAAAGGTCAAATAAGAAATCCGAGATCTGAATATACTAAACTAAAGATAAGCTTAGCAAATCGTGGAGCTAATAATGGTATGTATGGAAAACCTGCAATAAATAAAAAAACTATTGTTGATCAGTATGGGGTCTATTATCCAAGTATTAAAAACGCCGCAAAAGTTCACGGATTGCAAGCATCTAATGTTTATAAAGTATTAGTTGGGAAAAGAAGCCATACAAAAGGGTTTATATTTAAATACGTAGAGGTTTCAAATGTCGGTTAAACAGTCGTCAAATCTTTTATCAAATATGCGTATTGATGTTCCGCATTTGAGAGCTTTTGATTCTAGTGTATTATTTGATTTTAAATCATTACTACAAGCTTTTGTAGGTGAGTCAACTCCTTATATTTTAAGAGGTTTTGATGTTAACAATGCAGGGGCAGCTATAAATGGCAATGCTTCTAACCTACAAATAATTGTAGATCAAGCTACAATTTGGATGCCTTCTGAAGCTGATGGATCTTTTCTTAGAGTACCATCTGGCACAGCAAATGAAACATTAAACTCTGCTAATGCTAAAGTTACTGGTTCTTTTACCGCTAACGCTATTAACTATGTATCTGTAAAATTTACAAGAGCTACTGATTCTTCTACTAATGACTTAGTTGCTTTTTGGGATGTCGATGCTGGAGTAGAATTTACTAAAACAGTTCCATTGGGTTTAGTTCTTAACTATCAATTTGTAATTAATACAAGTGGTTTCGATTCTAATTCCCCTGTTGCCATCATAACCACTGATGCTTCTAATAATGTAATTAAAATAGATAATCCTAAAAATAACATGTTTCGCCTTGGTAAAGGTGGAGCGTCAGCTAATGCAAGTTATAATTGGGCTTATTCTCAAGCTACTGAAAATCCATTAACATTGTCTAGTTCTGGTGGGCCATCTCCTTATGCAGGTGGCGATTGGGAACTGAAGACATGGAAAGACTGGATGGATGCAGTCATGACCGAAATCAAAGCGGTCAAAGGTTCTGCTTATTGGTATTCTGCTGGATCCACGCTCATTCCCTCTGCTAACATATCTGATCTTTATTGGGATACAGCTGCTTCTGTTGTTACTGGTCGTGGTAAATACGTTCACAGTGATGTGACTCCTGGTTTATTTACATGGACTTCAGACGTTTATATTAAATCTATCTTTGGTAATCTTACTTTAACAGTTAATGCTGGCAATGTTACATTAGCTGACGGTGAAGTAGCTTACATTGATTTAATTCGTAATCAAGACTTTCAACCTTCTAATACGTTTTCATTTGTTAATGGAAGTAACACTGTAACTGCTACTGCAAATATTAGTGGTATCTCTGCAGGTGACTGGATTAAATTTGAGGCTCATAACTTTAGTACATGGGCTAACGTAAATAATCTTTCTGGATCTACATTAATCTTATCATCTAATTATACAGGCCCTACTGCTACAGGTAAAGCTTTACGAACTGCTGGCTCATATACAATGCAGTCAGCTAGTCCTACTGCTATCCCTGTAAGTTCTAATACTTATTGGTTTGCTAAACGTGATGATAATGCATTTTCTGCTTTAACGGTTAATACAATAGGATTTTCTGGATTACAAAGAACTTCTAATATCTCTACTGTTAAGTGTACAACTAGTCACGGATTAGTTAGCGGTCAAGCTATCACTATCACAGGTGCAAGCGACCCTTCTTTTGATGGATTCTTTGATATCATTACGACTGATATCTCTGGCACCGAATTTACTATTTATAATCCTGGTGCAGATGTTGGTCCTACTGCGGCAGGTGGCGGAAGTATTTCTGCAACTCCTAAATTATATTTAAGAGGTGGTGCTGGTCCTGGTGAATTAGAGCAGGGTGAATCAGTTCAAATTGATGACGAAACTAATTTGAATATTTTACAATTCATCGGTGCAGTTAATGAAACTGACACAACTCCTCCTTATACTATTGTTCCTAACGGATTAGCTCCTTATACATTTACTTCTGCTAATAATTTAACAGAAGCTATTTCTGCATTAGCAGGGGATGTTAATGATGTATTCACTACATTAGATAAGCCTGCATATGATGAGCCTCTGGTTGTAGTTGCAAGCGGTAGTGTTAATGTTAGTCAATCATTATTCGGATCTTCACTCCATAATCTTACTAGTAATTTTTCTAGTGACGACTATTATGGACAATCTTTTACGACTCCTAACGCTGGAAATTTACTTAATATAACCTTTAAATTGACCAGAAGTGCTACCCCTCATACTGACGGTAATCTTTATGCTGCAGTGTATGCTCAAGTACCTAACTCTACTCCTTTTGGAAGTCCATTAGCGGTATCTGATCCAGTTGCAATGACTTCTCTCACGGTAACTTCTCCAGCAGATGTAGCATTTACATTTAGCAGTCCAGCTGCATTATCTAATGCTACTGTATACTATATAGCTGTTTATATGGTGGGCGTTACTACTGGCTTCGGTAAAGCTGTTCTTTTTTATGGAACAACTCCTAGTAATTACTCTGGAGGTTCTGCTCTTGGTGGACTTATTACAAGTGTAGTACCACAACCTACTGAAGATTTATATTTTTCATTAAACATGACTGGTGGCGGAGTTAATGATAATCAAATCGTCGGTCCTGTATCTGCTGGAACTACAATAACTTTACCATTACATTCAAGAAATGGCGATATAGTTCAGAGCTATATAGTTGGTAAGGGCTATTTACAAGTTTACTTAAATGGTCAAATGCTTCAGTTAACTGAGTCCCCTTTTAATATTGGACTTGGATGGACTGAAGTTGGTGCTGCTTTATCTGCTAGTAATCAAATTGTTATTAATCAAGATTTAGCTATTGATGATGTTCTTACTTTTAGAATTGGTGGAGTCGGTGGCCCTGGTTCAGGTACTGGAGCCCCTGATGACGATTTCAATACATTAACTTCTTCTGTTACTGCCGATAATGCTGATAAAGTTCTTATCTATGATAACTCAGCTGGTGGTTATAGAAGACAAACAAGAGCTGTATTCTTATCAGGTCTTGGTGGTAATTTAAATGTCACTACTAAAACAGCTAATTATACTGCTGATGCTACAAATGATGATGTTATCTTAGTTAATACAACAGGCGGTAATGTAACTATTACATTACCAGCTGCAAGTACAAGAACTAAACCTTATTATATTAAAAATATTGGTACAGGTGCATTTGCGATGACTGTTGACGGTAATGGCTCTGAAACTATAGACAACGCATTAACTGCTACAACAAGCACTCCAATGGTTTCTTACACACTTGTTTCTGATGGTGTAAGTAAGTGGTGGCAAGTATAATGGGATATTCTCCTAATGCTTCCAATCCTTTAAGCTCTAAATCTACAGCTAAACAGGCTGGTAATTCTACTGGCACAACCTTAGCTAAATGTATTCCTGTAAAAATTACATCTATTGGTATGGAAACAATAGACCCTTCTATTGAAACAGATGTTGATTCATTTGCAGGAGTAACAAGAACTTCTGTTAATGATGGAGATGTGGGGGAAGTAGTAACTTCTGGCCTTATTTCTGATTCAGGGTTGAGTTTTGCTGTTGGATCTGTTATATATGTATCTAAGAGTGGTGGAGTTACAAACAGTAAACCTTCTATTGGCGTAGGTGGATTTACTGAAGGTGACTTTATTATACGTTTAGGTGTGGTTATCGAAAACGAATCAAATCCATCTCTTAAAGACGTTTTACTTAACATACAGTTTTTAGGACAATTATAATGGCTAAGCAAAAATTCAATTGGTACGATATGTCTATGTCAGAACGTGCTAAAATGGCAGAACAATTAGGTACAGAAGTAGCTGATATCATGAATAAAGCTATGAATAAAGCTCGTAAAAAGCTAGAGAAATATGGCTACTCAGTTGACGTAGATCTTAAGTTTACAGAGTTAGAAAAACCTAAACAAAATCAATAATTTAAAGTAAAAACTTAATATTCCTTTCTGATAGATAATGCTCATTATCTTTAATATTTCATCCTCATTAGATAGGTAAATTCATGGCTGATATTTCAATTTTAGCACGTTTAATTAACGGCTATACAAGAAACGTAGATTTAACCACAAATACGATAGTAGTTTCATCAATTAAAGTTGGTGGAGTTACTAATACTGAATTAACTAAGACTATCTTAGATAATTTGGTTAATTTACAAAACGGTACTGATTTTTCTACTGGAACTAATGCTCATACTCATGATGGTAGATATAAAACTATCACTCAATTAGCTTCTACTACAGGCGGTTCGTCTGGTGCTAAGCAAATTGGTGTTAGTGGTACTCCTACTAATTATACTGCTGGAACTGCAGATGTTCAAGCACACTTATCAGGTATTGACTCAGCTTTAGCAACTGTTGGCGATGGTCAAGTTAAGGTTACGGCTTCAGATACAACTAAAGCTTACTTAAACGGAACTCTTTCTGTATCAAGTACGGTAGGAGCAAATGGATCTGCAGCTTTACAAAAATCAGTAGTAAATCCATCTGGCGATGAAAGTTTAAATATTAACTTTGATGCTAACTTTGTTGCTCATAATAACTTATCTGGATTAACAACTGGTGATCCGCATACTCAATATATTAAAGTTGATGGTACTAGAGCTTTTTCTGCTGCTCAGTCTATGGGAAGTTTTAAGCTTACTAATGTAGCTGATCCTACATCTGCACAAGATGCTGCGACAAAAGCTTACGTCGATGCTGCCTCTCAAGGTTTAAAACCTAAACAAGCTGTTAGAGCAGCTACTCTTGTAGCTGGAACTTTAGCTACTTCTTTTGCTAATGGTAGCGTTATTGACGGTGTTACTCTTGCTACTGGCAATCGTATCTTAATTAAGAATCAAGCTACTGCTTCACAAAATGGTATCTATACCGTTAATGCTTCAGGCGCTCCAACAAGAGCTACTGACTTTGACTCTTTATCTCCTATTGATGAAGTAAATGGCGCTTATACATTTATCCAAGAAGGTACTCAAGCTGGTCAAGGCTGGGTTCAACAAGGATCTGTTACCACTTTAGGTACTGACGCTATTACTTTTGTTTATTTTAATGATGCTTCTAGCTTTACTGGTGGTGACATGGTCACTATTACTGGTAACGTAGTATCAGTAGATTTAGCTACCACTTCAGGTTTAGAATCAACTAATGCTGGTAATGCTGCTGGTCAATTAAGAGTTAAATTAGAAGCTACTAATCCAAGTTTACAAATAGATGGTTCTAATCAATTAGGTGCTAAGCTTGATGCAGCTGGTGGTATAGTTAAAAATGCTAGTGGTATTGCAACTAATCCAGACGGTTCAACTTTAGAATTAAATGCTAATGCTTTAAGAATCAAAGACTCTGGCGTTACTTTAGCTAAACTTGCTTCTAATTCAGTAGATGAGAACAAAATTGTTTCTACATCATTTAATGCTGGTGGAGCTATAACTGGTGGCGGTGGAACTAAAATTGCAGTTCAAACCGATGGCACTTCAATAGAGATTAATTCAAATGCATTAAGAGTTAAAACAACTGCTTACGATCAATCAACTATTACAGGTGGTTCAGGTTCTGCTGCTGCAGTTCAAAGTGCTCCTTTAATGAGAAGAACTTTAGTAGCAGGGGAATCTTTTGCTGCTAATACTTCTTTCTTAGTTCGTTGGGCTGTAAACGGTGAGACTGCTGGACGCGTATATAAAGCGGATCAAGATGCGACGACTACTGATAAATTTTACATTATCGGAATCGCATTATCTACAAGTGCAGTAACTGCTGGTAATAACATCACTGTGATCTCATTAGGAACTCATACTTTAGGTTCTTCAGATACAACTTTCTCTTCTACTGATATCGGTAAAGCAGTTTACTTAACAAGCTCTGGTGCATTCAGTATAACTCCTCCTTCTACTGTAAATAATGCAGTAGTAAGACTTGGTATTGTACAATCTACAACTACTATTGATGTTAGTACACAAGTAATGGGTGTTAATTAATGGGTAGATTTTTACGCTTATCAAATGGAGTGCCTAGAAGTTTCGATGAAGCTTCTTCACTTACTATTTATGATCAAGTGTATGTGGTTCCAGGCGGTGGACTTACTACTGGAACTAATATAGCATTACCTGGTGGACAAACTTATGTCAGTGAAGAATTAGAAATTTATTTAAACGGCCAAAGATGTAAGATAGGGGATGATTATGTCTCTTCTAGCTCTACTCAAATAGCTTTTACTTTTGATTTACTAGCTAACGAGCAAGTTCGATTCAGGATAGACAGACTTCCATAAAGGAATAACAAATGACAGTTAATAGATTTGACTCAAGACAGACAAAATTAGTTACAGCAACAGGAATGATCGGTTCTGCAGCTAATGATACTCTTGATTCGGTTTTCCCTAAAATTAATGATGAATTAGCTAAACTCTATGAAGATAGAAACGTCAACCTTATTGACGGTGGTATTATAACTTTCTTAGGTACTTCTGTACAATTTACACAAGCTCTAAAATTACATTTAAATTCAAGAGTTGCTGGTGGATCCCCTCAGATTATAGACTTAACTGCTACTACTAGAAGCATTGCTTCTTCTGGTGATATGATTTATGCAGTAGTTAATAGAACTGCTGGAACTGCTACAGTTACCGCTGCGTCTGCTACTTTACCTGCTGTTACTTCAGCTAATCAAGAAGTTTTCTTGATCGCTAAACGTATGGACAGTGCTGACGGTATTAAGCGTTTATATTTCAGAGATGGTACTGTTTATAATGAAGGTCAATCTTTCAGACTTGGTTCTGGTGGATCCACTGGTACTGGAAGCGGTACAGGGGATGATTTAAATGCTTTAACTTTTAAAGCTAGTTTTACTGAGTTATTCAGTGAATTAACTTCTGATACTAATGCTTCAGTTGATTATTCAGCTAATAAAACTGATCCTACTTTATATAGTATATTAAATCAATACATTCGTGTATCTTATGACGCAGCTAAAACTGTAGCTGCTGGAACTACTACAACTAACTTAAACATTTCTGCTAGTGCTTCTTTTACTGTTAAAATCGGTGATTTAGCTATCTATAATAATGAAGTTAGACGTATTACAGCTGTAGCGTCTCAAGCTAGTTTTACTGTAGATGCTTTTTCAGTAGCCCCTACATTAGCTGGACAGGTTACTATTTCTCAAGCTGTTTACTCTAAAGACATTAATAACTATGCTGGAACTGGAATAGCTCCATCAACAGCTTTTAGTACAAATATTAATCAAATCTTAGTTACTTATGAAGATACAACTACATCAGGGGATGTTATCTTTGATGCCAATACTACCCCTGTTATAGCTTACTCAGCTTCTTCTGATGGTACTAACTTTACTAGTAAAACTGTAAGACCTACAAACTTATCTGACACCTTAACTCTTACTAACTTACCTACTTCTAGCACTAACTTATATTTAAGATTCTTTGCTAATGCTACAAGTGGTACTGGTTCAGTTAATATTTTAAAATACAAAACTTTCTTCCATCGTGATATTACTTATCAAGATGGTTTATTACAAAATCAAGCTTATGGATTAACTAACGGAGCTGGTACAGAGATTAATATTGCTTCAATCTCCTCTGTTTCTGGTAAAACTAGAATTCAAATGTCTTGGACTTATCCTGTAGCTGTTAATGCAGGTACAACGAATGGATCTTTAGAAGTATTCTTGAATGGACAAAAAGTTCCTAGATTTGTAGATTCTACAATAACTCCTGATGCTTCTTATTTAGAGATCAATCAGAATACTATTGAATTAGATCAAGACTATTCTTCTCTTAGTTTATCAATAGAAGTTAGTCAAAATTTAGCTGTTATTGATAACAGTGAGACTAATGGCACTTTTATTAATCAAATTCAAGAGTCTATTGGTGAAGCTACGCAGTCTTTTGTAAAAAATTCAAGTTTACTAACTGCTACTTCTACTATCGGAACTCCTGTTGCTGGTACTTTTCATAGTACAATAAGTGGCAGAGCTTCTATTGTAGATTTAACTGCAGACCTTGGTGTGCGCTTTGGTATTAATAGAATTACAACTCAAGCTTTAATGCAGACTAACGAAGAAGTTGGTCCTAACGGTGAACCTGTATTTAAGTTAGTGACAGATCCTTTAAATCAAGTAAGATTTGTAGGTGCCTCATGGGGTACATTTACTTCTGCTAATAACGGTGCTTACGTTGATGCTGGAAACTTATCTGGTTCTTTTGTTGAAATAGTTTTTTATGGTACTGGATTAAATTTATTAGGAAACTTTTCAGCTGGAGCAACTAAACCAGCTTTAGCTTGTTTTGTGGACGGATCTCAAGTTTCTGCAGATATTTGGCCTGATGCAAATACTGCCTCTGTAATTAGTGCTAGAAATCTAAGTGTTAATCAGGTAGTTCCAGCTGCTAAAAATCTTGCACTAGGATTACATACTATAAGAATTCAAATGACTAATACTCCTTCAGGTATTTCATGGTCAGTTTACGGCTTAGAAGTACTTAATGAGTCTTCTATTTTAGTAGTAAATCCAGGTACAGCTTATGTTAATGGTAAAAAATTAGTATTAAACTCTCAGCAATCCCCTGCTTATAATTCTGGATTTGATTCTGGAACTCTTGATGCTACTAGAGGTGGAAGAGTTATTAGTTATCTTAAATCTGATGGTACTTTCGGTAAGGCTTTACAGCCTGGAGACGCAAGTGCAAGTGCCTTGAGTTTTGCTGGTACTGGTTATTCTGGTGGAACTGCTAATCATCAAAATGAAGAGATATTAAGAATTTACTACCCTAGAGAATTCGGTGCTAGTAGAAATGCTACTAATGCAGGTCAAGCTGCTGATGATTTTAGTTCATTAACAACTACCAATGATAATAGAGCTTTCTTGTTGGATGATGGCACTACAAATTTACACGCTGTATTATCTTCTATCAGTGCAGGATCTCAGGGTAGTCCTGAAACCTTAACTTTAGGTGGAACTTCAGCTCAAGTAAATTTTACATTTGTCGGAACTGGCTTAGATATAGTTCAAAAAGATGCTGCTAGTGGAACTTTAGATGTTTACAACGTAGTAATTGATGGCGCTGCAGTAGGTAACTTATCTACAACAGCTTCTACTACACAAAGAACTACTAGAATTGTTTCAGGTCTTCCTTATGGAACTCATACTATAAGATTTTTAAGAACTGGCAACGTAAATCAAGCTTTAGGTATTACTAAATTTATCGTTTATCAACCTAAAAAACCTAGTATTCCTTCAGGAGCTATTGAATTAGCTGATTACAATTTATTAGCCTCTTATTCTTTTTTAACTTCAGCTGGTATTACTGATACGAGTCGTGGGATTTTAAGAAAATTAAACACTAGAGAAATGATATACAAAGGTGCTTGGGTCCCATCTGCTCCAACTACAGATGTAGGTGGAATTAATGTGACCGCTCCTGCAACAGCTACCGCCGACTGGGTTCAATACACATTCTTTGGTACAGGTTTTGACTGGAGATTCACTAATGGAGCAGCTACAAATACATGGCAAATGACCATTACTGATGCAGCTAACCCTTCGGCAGCTGCCCCTCAAAATTTATCAGCTTATACTACTAATAGTAGTTTTGTTGGTGCTTGCGTTTCTTCATGGACAGCTTCTACAGGAACTCTTGTAACTAATGCAACTTCTGTAGGAGGAGCTATCAGTATCACAGGGTTAGCTTTAGGTTGGCATACAGTTAGAATAGCTAGATCTTCTGGCTCTGCTCAGTTTTTCCATCAAGCTTTTGATATTATCACTCCAGCTCACTCTGCTAGATCTAATATTTATAATGATTATCAAAACACTTTAAGCGTAGGTTCTCAAGGTATAGCCGATACTAGAAAGCTTTCAGCTATTAAAGAGTTAACTTACTTTAAGAAAAATAGCGTAACCGTAAGTGGTGTCGTAAATACTCCCACTTCTTCTGTTACAAGTTTCGTTCCTGTGCCTGATTTAACAGCTACAATTAGAACTAATGGCGGTGATTTAGAGATGTATTACGGCATTTCATCAAGTATTCCAGCAGGAGTAACGGTTAACTTTTTATTATTTGTTAATGGTGAAAACGTAGGTCGTCAAAAATCAGATCAACGTGCTACGTCAACACAAGAGTCAACTATATCAGATATGTTTAGAGTTTCTTTACCAGCAGGGGTTCACAAAGTAGATGTTATGTGGGCTGTTTCTGGTGGAACTGTATCTTTATTGTCAACTCGTAGAACTTTAGTTGTAGAAGAGGTAATATAACATGTCTAAAATTTTAAGTGTGCATATTCCATCTGAAATTAAAAACAACATTATAAATGGTGCATTAGATTTTTGGCAAGAAAAAGTTGGAACGACAACCACTATCAGCACCGCTGCAGCTAACGGATATTCTTCGGATATGTTAGGTTTTTCTAATGCTGGAGCAACGAATAAGGCTTATACTTTAGTACGCTCTACTGATGTTCCAACAGCAGCTCAATCTGGATTTAAAGCGCCTTATAGTTTATTAGTTACAAGTACAGCGGCAACAACTTACGCTACAACAGACAGGTCTTCCCCTATAACTTACAGAATGGAAGGTTCTGACTATGCAAAACTCGCAAACAGAACTGTAACTTTTGGAATTTGGGTTAAATCTTCTTTAATTGGCAATCTACCAATAGCTTTTAATAATGCTGCTTTTACTCGTAGCTACGTAACTACTGTTGCTATCAATGCAGCTAATACTTGGGAATTTAAAACAATTACCCTTACTCTTGAAGCAGAAGGCGTCTCTGGATATGCGTTTGATACTTCTGTTGGTTTTGTAATATCTGTAGCACCTTCCGTAGGAACGTCTTTCCAAACAGCTACATTAAACGCTTGGCAAGCTGGTGAGTTCTATGCTCCATCAGGAGCTTTAAATATTCTTAATACAAATGCCGCTACTCTACAAGTATCTTTACTTTCATTAGTTGAAGGTTCTTTAGGTGTAGGCCCAAAAGGCTTTCAAAGACATGGTAAGGACGTTGGGCAAGAACTTTTAGCTTGCCAAAGATATTATGAGAAAACTTATGCAGTAGAAACTGCTCCAGGTAGTGTTACAGGTAATGGATCTATCGGTAACATTGGTAATGCTGTTGGGGCAGGTAGTAGCAATACTTTTTATTATGCTAATAGTTTTAAAGTTGTTAAACGTACTCAGCCAGCGGTTACTGTTTACAGCACTGGAACTGGAGCTGCTAATAATATACGAAATTCTTCAGTAGGAAATGATGTTGGCGGAACTATAGCTGCAGGGTCTATTGAAACTACTGGATTTACTACTATTCAAGTTACTACCGCTACAAATGCAGTTACAGCTACAAACGCCACTACACTTCATTTTGTGGCAGATTCTAGGTTGTAAGTTAGTTAAACGTATGATATATATAGATTTTAAACGAGGATAAAAATGTCAAAAACAACTGTTCTAAATCCCAAAACAAATATTAAACAGTACACAAATGCTGATTACCCGGTGCAACCTCGTCAACCAGTCCTTCAAAAGATGGCTCCTGTAGAATCTACAGCTAGTCAAACTGTTATTAATTTAAGTTTTGCTATAGACACTGTAAACGCAGCCGATTCTTTAATGTTAATGGTTGACGGTAAAGTTTTATCTGTAGGCTCTGCTTATGACTTTACATTTACTTCTATCGACTCTTTAGGTTTTTCTTCTCAAGTAACTTTAACTGCTGCTATCCCTGCTGGATTAAATATCCAAGCTTGGAAATTAGGCTTAAAGAAAGAGAACGAGTTTGGAGTAGACACTCGTTTCACTAATTTATATAACGCTTTAGACGATTCTTTCCAAGGCTATGTTACTCTGCCTCAAATGACAGCTACTGCTACAACTGGATCTCCTGGCACTGGATTATTCCATTCAACTATTACTAATAGAAGTTCTATGCCTGATCTTAGATTAGACCTTAAGCCTAGAATGGGTATTGAAAGAATTCCTATACAAAATGTTTATCAAATTCAAAATGAATTTGGTCCTAATGGTGAGACTGTTTATGGAACAGTTAATGATATTCATAATCAAATAAGACTTATTGGTAACATTTCAAATAACGTATCTGCAAATGGACCTGCAGCTGTAATAAACCTTAGTGATTCCGTTGAGATTACTTTTTATGGTACAGGATTAAATATAGCGTTAATTCAAGCTGCAGCTGGTCAAACTTATACTTTTACAGTTACGGATAATGGTGGAGCTACTCTTAATACTATCACTCAAGGAACTACTAACAGTAATATTCTTCAAAATAGAAATTATGCAACAAATGTATTTGTAAATGCAGTTTCGGGTCTTACTTTAGGAGTTCATACCGTTAAGATAACTTATGCAACACAATCTACTGTTGGAGCTTTTAATTTTCATGGCTTTGAAGTTCTTAATGAATCCTCTTCTTTAAAAATTAATCAAGGGGATGCTTATAAAAAAGGTCAGAAATATTCTGCCTCTATTCAAAATGTTTTAGCTTATAATGCAGCAGTAACTGGTACTAATGGTGGAAGAGTTGTTTCTTATTTAAATGCTGATGGAAGTATAGGGCAGGCTTTTAAAGCTGTTGATGCTTCTCCAGCCTACTTATCAAGTGCATCTCATACTAATGAAGAAGTAGTTAGAACTTATTATCCTAGAGAATTCGGTGCTAGTAGATGGAATGCTACTTATGCCAATCAAGATGACTTTTCTCAAATGGTTTCTGTTGCTAGAGCAGCTGGTTTTACTTTAGATGACGGTACTACTACATTAACTACTAGTAGTGGAGTAATTTCTGCTATAGGTGGAGTTGATGCTTTTAGTATAAGTGGTACTACAAATCATATGACTTTAACTTTTGTAGGTACAGGTTTAGATATTCTTACTGCTAATGCAGGTGGTACTGGAGCCAATATAACAGTTTTTGTAGATTCAGTTTCTCAAGGTGCTATTACTTGGAAAACTGATGGAACTCTTCAGAAAATAGTATCTGGTCTTCCTTATGGAACTCATACTGTAAGACTTACAAGAAATGATACTAATAATTTTGGTATTATTAAATATATAGTTTATCAACCTAAAAAACCTACAGTACCAGCTGCTGCTATTGAATTATCTGATTATAATGTTATGGCTACTTATACAGCTACAACTACAAATGATCATTTATCTTACTCTAAAGGGGTTTTAGCTAAAGCTGCTTCTAGAGAAATGGTTTATGTAGGTACTTTTGATGCTACTACTGTTGGGGCTGTAGAACCTTTTTATACTGATATCTCTACTACTACTAATGGTGATCTTTTAGAGTACACATTCTTTGGTACAGGATTTGAGTTATTTGCTAGAGATTCTGGAGCTGCTGCTACTTATACAGTAAAAATTGATGGAGCTTTCTATACTGGCGCTGCAACTGTTGTAGGTTCAAATACTCCAACATGGACTCCTGCAAGTAGTTTATGGTCTGTTAATACTGTCGGTCAGGGCGGTAAATTACAAATTACTGGATTAAGCTTAGCTACTCACAAAATAACTTTAACTAAAGCTTCTGGATCTGCATTAAGATTTATGGGATTAGCTGTAATTACTCCACTTCATTCATATAAGTTAAATACTTATTATGATTTACAAAATACTTTAAGTATTGGTAGTAATGCTATAGCTGATAGTAGAAAATTTACCCCTGTAAAAGCCGCATTATCAACTAAAAAGAATAGTGCTCAAGCTGTAGGTGTAACTTCAGCGCCTACAACAACTTCTACAGCATTAATTCCTATGCCTGATATGACTATCACTTTAGCTACTAATACTGGAGATTTAGATATAGCATTTCACTCAACGGTTACTATGAGTGTTCTTAATAATGACGTAATATGTAGAATTTATGTTAATGGATTGCCAGTAGGGGCTCAAACTAAAGTTGATAACGCAGCAAATGCTTTTTCTACTTTAAGTAATTCAGCTATAGCCCCTGTTCCCGCTGGAGTACATAAAATAGATGTTTACTGGGCTTCAGGCAATGGAGCAAGTACGGCTACTGCAATAGGTACTGAACGAGTTTTAAAAGTAAGAGAAATATAATAGGAGATAAAATGTACAATATAGAATTACAATGGAAAGAATTTAGCGTAGACTTAGAGCTTTTAAATGATTGGATTAAAACTCAAACAGATAAATGTATAGGTATTTCAGCAAATAGTAAACTTGAATTACATTTCTCTGAAGAGCCAGAGCAATCTGTAAAAGATGCTATTGCTAATAAATGGAATGAAATGAATGAAGATGCACCTGAAGTTGTTAATTATAGATCAAATGATCAAGTTAAAGCTATCATTAATGCAGCTAAAGAAGCTATGACTACTTCAGCTATGACTAAATGGACTGCTGCAGAGCGTAAATTATTCATGGGAATGCAACTGTCTAAAGAAGATATCTTAGCTCTTGAAGAAAAGCACGTTTAATCAATTAAGGAAATACAATGGCTAAAACTAAATTATATATACCTAGTATGACAGTTCAGACATTTACATCTGGCTCAGGTACTTATACTAGGCCAGCTGGATGTACTTCAATTAAGGTTAGAATGATCGGTCCTGGTGGCGGTGGTGGTGGATCAGGAACTGCTGATGGCACTACAGGTGGATCAGGAAGCGCAACAACTTTTGATGCACGTATTGCTGGAAATGGCACTGGAACTGTACGTTTATTTGGTGGAACTGGTGGATTAAATTCAGGTTCTGGTGGAACCGTTTTAGTTTCTATTCCAGGTGAGCGAGGCCGACCTTCAGCTGTTAATCCAACAACTGCTAATGGAACACAACAACATGGTGGCGACGGTGGTAATGGTTTTTATGGCGGAGCTGGAGCCAATGGAGGTCCTGGTGGCGGTGGATCTGCTGCAATAGCTCCTGGTGGCGGTGGCGGTGGAGCTGGAACCGACAATACTAGTGCTCAACAAGGTGGCGGTGGCGGTGGAGCTGGAGCATACTTAGAAGTTATCTATAGCAACCCCAATGCAACTTATTCTTATTCTGTCGGTGCTGGCGGAGCTGGTGGTGGAGCTGGTACAGGCGGTCGAACTGGCGGAGCTGGTGGCAATGGTCTTATTGTAGTTGAAGAATACTATAATTAAGTAGCCTATAATGTCTAAACCCTGTCCTTATTGCATGGCATATTTATTAGATCATCAAACGCTGGCAGGGTGGAAACGCTGTCCTAATTGTGCTTACTGCGAAGATAAAGATGGGTACAATCTACTTAATCCAAATCCTGTTTATGCTAAAATCAAAGAAGAAGCTAAAGAGTGGCATAAATATTCTAATATTGATGACGATTTAATTAACTTACAAATAGGGGATCCAGATGATAGCGATGAAGGAAATAATCGGTAACTTAGATATCTCTACCTTACCTGCTGAACATCAAGCTAATCTTAAAATATTATTAGAGAAGATCAACAAAGTTAGAGCAGCATGGAATAAACCTATGACTGTTACCTCTGGTTATCGCTCAGTGGCAGATCAAATGAGAATTAATCCAAAGGCACCAAAAAGTGGACATCTAGCTGGTGCGTGTGTGGACATCTCTGATCCAAACGGGGATCTTCGTAACTGGATACTTAGTAATTTAGAACTAATGAAAAGTATTGGATTTTGGTTTGAAGATTTTAGGTACACTAAAGGCTGGGTTCATTTTTCTATAAATCCACCAGCTTCTAAAAAAAGAATATTTATACCAATAGCAGAGCCTCCTCCCCACCCTGAATTATGGGATGGAAAGTATGATTTAAAATATGATGTATATATACCTAATAACTAACTTAGTGAATAAAAAAGTTTATGTCGGTCAAACAACAAGGAAACAGCCTAAAAAAAGGCTGATTAGGCATAAAAGCGAACTGCAAAATAATTGTCATAAAAATTTACACTTGCAACGTGCATGGAATAAATACGGAGAAAATTGTTTTACTTTTGAAATTATAGAACATATTGACAGTAATGATAGAAAAGTATTAAATGAACGTGAAATATACTGGATATCTAATTTAAAATCAAATAATGAGTTATATGGATATAATAAAACTGCAGGCGGACATTTCACTACTTACACAGAACGTACTAAGCAGATTATGAAAATTAAAATGACTGGCAGGGTTGTAAGTTTAGAAACAAGAGTTAAACTTTCTATAGCTCTTAAGGGCAGATCTGGACCTAATAAAGGAAAAAAGACAGGGCCAAGGTCAGCAGAAACTTGTAAAAAAATCTCTGAATCTAGACTAGGTATACAAGTAAAGTCAAGATGGAAACCAATCATGATACTTAATATAAACACTTCAGACCTGAAATGTTTTAATAATATAACAGATGCAGCTGGCTATATAAATACAAGCACAACTCGAGTTTCTGGAGCCGCTAAAAAAGGCGGTATCTGTAAAGACTTTTTAGTTAAATACGGTAATATAATCACCGAAGAAGAACTTTGTTTATGGAAACAACAGGCTATCTGTACATTAGACAGGATAAATTCTCAAGGAAAATTTGCACATTCTGGTGAAAATAACTATCAATCTAAAAAAGTTATCAATATTATAACTAATACTGTTTATTCATGTATAAAAGAAGCAGCTTTAAAAAATAACTTAAATTATTCAACCTTAAAATGTAAACTTAATGGAAGTTTAAAGAATAATACAGATTTAAGGTTCTTACCTTAACACTAGATACATCTAGTAAAATCACTAGTTCTATCTATCAAACTTGCTCGTTATAATAGCTCTAATTAAAGCTCTTATCGTACCAGTTCCGCACCATAGCTCTAATTAAACCTCTTATCTCGGTTTACTTTTTTCTATATAACTATACTCATAGTACTGTTTTATCGACTTTTTTAAACTTAAGCGCATGGTGAGACTCGAACTCACATCTCTATCCAGACTCGTATAATAGACTCGCCCTTTAAAATAAATAGATTCTACCCAATTAAACTACATGCGTTCTCTTAAGAACTATAGGCTAACAGTAAATAGATGTTTCATTCTATTGAGCTTAATAGCGAGTATGCACCTCTTTCCATTAAGCCTCATGAATTTTTAGGTTTCATCAAACCTGCCTTTAGTTTTTATTTTCTTAAACAATACCTAATTCAATATCAGCTATATCTTCTTTAATTTTATCTTGAAAATTATTAAGCGAGTCAAGACTTAATAGGGCTGGACTGGAGATGACCGTACTTCTGTCTACACAGTAAAACTTAGCAGCCTTATCAATAAGAGTTTCTTTCATTTCTTCTATTTCATTATATAATGAAATTAATTCTGATTTGTACATATGTACTCCTTTTTAGTTTTTATTTTCTTTTAAGTAAAAAATTCAATGCATCAGTAAATTCTACAGCGTCTTCCAGATTCATAGTTACAAGTGGCCTCATTTTAATATCTTTATCTAAAGAATGGACAGATATTATCATTAATCCATTATCAGAATCTAATTTCATATGGAAATGTTCTAATTTAACTTCTTTCATGTTACTTCCTTCTTAAATACCACATAATATTCATCATATGGTCATAGTTTGTAATGTCTTTACCAATCCAATACCTGATACTCTTCAATGTTTGTTTATAGTGCGTACCAGCACTCTCAGCTTCAATTTTACCATCGTACTTATGTAAATAATACAAAGCTTTTGGGAAGCTCATTTTTTGATTTAATATTGATTTCTTTTTCATGCTATTCAACGTCCTTTAGGTCATCCATAAAGTCACTAGACAACTTCTCTTCAGACCTGCTATAGTCATAATTAACAACTTCTATATCGCCATCAAAGTGATATCCACATCCACGCATGAAATCCCCTACGGCTTCTAAAACCTCACTAATTGTAGAATCTGCAGGGATCTCTACACGTACAACTTGCTCATCGTACTTTCTATATAGAATAATTCTATTCTTGTTCTTCATTTTGAAACCTCCATTTCAAATAATAAATTTCTCATCTCTTTTACTATATCAAGCGGATCTATATGACCTGTACTCATAGTATTCTTATTATAAACACACTTAACAGCTTCAACCCCTGCTTTTAAAAATTGAGATTCAGTCATAGTAACAGAAGGTTCTATTGTTGTCCAGTCATCTGCTAATACCTGCTCAGTGTCAAATGTAACCTCTTTAAATCCAACTAATTTAGGATCGTATTTTTGCTTAGGAGCATTAACTCTAAAAAATGGATTACCGCTTTTAATTGCTTCTTTAAGTGTCATTTTTTAACCTCCAAAGCCTAATATCTACGTAATACATATTCTTACCTAAAGATAACATAACTTTTAACATTTTGAAACTATTATTTATCCGCTTTTTAACAGCAGGCTTATCAATAGCTGAATACCATTCATCAGTAAATACAAATTCCCAGTTTTGATAAATCATAGTTTGGAAGTATAAACCAATACCGAAATCAGCATCCTGCCATACATCATGCATCGTATTGAACTGTAAGAAGGGGATCTGATTAGGGAGCCCATACCTTTTATTAAGGTTCGTGGCCTCTCTACGGCCTCTCATAGATTGTTCATAAGTTAATTCTGATGTTTTCATTCATCTCCTTTAATAGCTCTTGAGCTTCAGATGCATGCAAGCTGTCTGAGTCAGCTACTTTCTTAAGGAACTTTGTAAGTTTTTCATTTTCTTCAGAAAGTTGATATTGTGTTTTCACTACTGGTATACTATATTTATACCAAATTTTATCAAGTGGGTTCCACACATAACTCAATTTATTATTAATATAAGCAAATTTTGCCCTATCGCCTGCATCTTTAGGTAACTCATCAAAGCTACCAACATCAATAGGCTTGCCCCAAGAATTTACAAAATCGTCGATTACTTGTTTGTTTTTCATTTTACCTTCTTAATAATTAAACCGTAGTTATTAACACCTTTAGGAATAACTAAGCCTTCTTTTTTCTTTAATATATTATTCTTCTTAAAGGAACTATAGTCTACATGATGATGCCATCTGTTAAATCTCCATACAACTGAAGCTACATCAGGGTGCATGTCTGCAAGCATCTGTGACTTATTCATAGTACCTTCTTTAGCGTAAAAATCAGCTGTATTACCACCAGCCATGCGCTGCGTAGTCACTTTACCACATAAGAAAGCATTAAACTGTAAAGTACACCAGCCATCTTTTAATACTCTTAAGCTTAAGTCAGTATCTTCATTGTATCTACCCCTCCATCTATAGGGGATATCGTTTCTTATGAGTAAACAGGAATAAATTCTTGTATTTAATGTAAATGGTGGAACACAATCAGTAGTCTTACAAAAAGAATAATAGTTTAATCCTGAAATTGCAATATTTTCATATCTTAGTACAAAATCTTCTGCACATTTAAAAATAGTTCCAGTGTCGGATTCTAACTTCATATTCCTATTTAAACGATGAAAAGCATCTAAGTTATCATCCATAACCCAATGCCATTTATGACCATTCTCGATGGAATGATCCCAACAGAAGTTTCTCGCAGCCCCAGGGCCCTTTGATCTCTGAAATCCTAAATTATCAAAAGTATCATATTCCTCTAAATACTTTTTAGGAAGTATCAGTATCTTTTTAGGATTAATAACAGCTGCGTATTGATCATATTCCTGCTCTTCTATTACTATACTATAAGGAACATTCATACCCTCTAAAGCTTTACTTGTAAGCCTAGATTGCCAACGTCCCTTACTAACTATATAAATAGGAAAATTAGGATTCATCTACGTACCTTTTTCCAGCATTTATGCCTCTAACAAGCTGTGGATGCCAGATACTTTTAGTTTTGTTAGTTAATTTTTGCCCAATCAATGTAGCAAATTCTTGTAAGTCTTCTTCATTTTCAAATCTTACAATAATCTGTGCATGTGGCTTTTGTTTTTCTTGTACAAATTCTGGCATATCTTGCCATTCTTTTTCCCAAGATTTATCTTTTTTCATTGTATTTCCTTGGTAAAGTTAATGGATTAACCACTGGCTTAGTATGCTTTAGTGTAGGATTAATAAACGGACTAAAGCTTTTAGGCTTTTCATTAGTTAATTGTGCTGCATACCCTAAAACAGATCCAATTGCCAGAGTATACGCTATAATTATAAAAGTGTCCATACTATAATTCACCTATTTCTACAAATCCATAATGTTCTAAAAGATATCGGTAGGGGTAACTGTAATATGGGTTTATACCAGTAAATTCATCATCAAGTATGGTAAGCAAAGGTAAGCCTCCACCAGTTAGATCAGCTATAGCCATAAAATTACTTTGTTCATGAAATAATACGGTTACTTTACTTTTCATAAGTCTTCTCCTATATTATTAAGCATAGCTTCACCACGACGAACAGCATCTTTAGCCATATCTAGTTGAAACTCCATATTTCTATCAAGACCAAGCAAAGACTGGAGTAATTCTAAATCTGCAACTTGTTGCTTTGCTTTTTTTACATAATTCTTAATTTCTTCGACTTTTTCTTTATATACAGACATATTTACCTCTTAAGTTTAATTAACATAGTGGATTTATCTAATTGTACTTGTTTATTTAATACCCTTAAAGCATCATCCAAATCTCTAAGTTCTATCTGTAAGCCCCTTAGTTCAAGTTTTTGCATTAAGTCTCTTTTATTTAAAGGACCAAAGAATTTTATAGCATTTATAATTGTTTCTTCTAAAATCATATTAGTTATCCATTCTATCGTAAGCAGCATCAGCCATTGCACCTAATTTATCTTCATAAGCTTTTTCTTGATTAACGTATTGGTCACATCTGAACCATATACCTTGTGAGCTAAAATAAGGATCTTTTGTAACTTCTTTACTATTGTCATGTAAATCAACTAAATACATTGTAGAGGGGGAGGTAACAGCACAATCATCATCCCATTCTATATTATAATGACACTCAAGTAAGTAGTCTTTATAGATACCTTCAGTGATAATAAAAGTAACAGATTCGTTATTATAACTATCGTGGTAACTTAACATCTCTTCAGCGTCTAATTTATTCATATTAACTCCTTGATATGTAATAATACTATCAAATGAACTAATTAAAGTAAACAATTATTTTTTATATCTAAAAATATGTCTCATTATGGGTTATAAACAGATATAAAACATAATTATTCTTTTATTTGAGCTTTTTTAAATCTATTGTTCTTAATAAATCTTTCAATAAAAGCACTCTCGTCTCCACTATAGTCGAATGCTAGAATGTGATTAACTAAAGCTTCCAGCATTACTTCACCCTGTTCTTGGCCCATTCTAGTTTGAATGTCAAAAGGCTCATAGCCTAAACCATGATCTTCTTGTCCTGTATATCTAAAGTAATAAGCATCGACTGTTGTATTGTAATCATAATAAAAGGTAGACTTAGGCTCATATTCCCCAACTATAACTGTCTTTTTACCCCAAGTTGCCATAATTAATCCTCATATCCACTAAAATTAACGCTACGTTCATAATGCCGTCTGATCTGCCTAAACTCATGATTTTCAGGATAAAGAGCACTAATCCCATAGGCAATTTTATCATCTAAAATATAAATTTGACTTTCTATTTTATCTAATTCTTTTATTAACTTGTCACGTTTTGATATCAATTTTTTAATGGCACTTTTACTCATTTTTTTTACCATATTACCTCCTGCACACAGGAACGTCACATTTAAGTAGTCCTGCGTTATAATAAGTTTTCATGTTCTTTAAGATACTGCACTTAATGGTTTCAGGGTCATCATTTCTATTAGCCATTTGACTAAACATACGATCACAGTATTCAATTACAACTTCCATTTTATTATTGGGCTTATCAAATATACTGACATCAACATAAGCAGCTGAATCTATTGTATAAAATAAGATTAAAAAAGCTAAAAAAGCTAAGTATTTCATATGTTCCTTTCTAATTTTTCCCTCTATTAATAAAAAGAGGGGTTTATTAGATTTTATTCCATTCCGTCATTAGGATCGTAGTCATAAGCATCACTAGCCCATTCGTCTTCATTCATATAACCAAGATCTTCTTTATCCCATTCATTAACAGTACATAAATGTTTCTCTATAGTTCTATCAGTCTCAGGTGGCAGCATCTTAAGCTGCTCTTCAATAAAGTTAAGTAACTCATAAGCTTTATATCTATATGCAGTCCCTTGACGTGATTGCGTTTCTAGTAACAATGTTATTTTGTCGATTGCTTCACTACGTTTCATCTCTTTTCCAATCCT